CAACGGGTACGGATCGTCACTTTCCACGACTACCCGGCCCCGGTCATTAAAGCCGCCGGCCGTCACGTTCGGAACCGTAACCAGTTTTTCACCGGAGTACAGTGTCACGTTTTGCGCCAGCAGCTCATCATATTTGATTACGTCCGTCTTTTCCGTGTTGATGCCCACGCGGCCGCCCAGCGAACGCTCCAGCCGCAGGATCACTTCCGACACCTTCTTCCGGCGGCCCTGCATGGTGCCGTCCTGCAGTTGCATTTCAATGTTTGGTAGCTCCCATGTGGATTTATACGGGATACCTATAATGTAATATCTGCACGGCGTTTCCAGTGTTACGGTGCCGGTTTCGTCCGCCTCCAGGTTTTTGATGGAGCGCCCGTCCGCCAGCACGTCCACGGTTTTGTTTGCCAGCCACGCAGCCGTGATCGTGGCGCTCGGCGCTACATTGTCGCCCCGGTCCGCGCAGTCCACCATGATGTAGTTATCCGGATCATCGACGTGCGGATATTCCGCCAGCCGTTCCAGGTAGTTTTCGCCGTCACGTTCCACGACAAAATACACGTCGTCATAGTCCGGCGTGGTCACTGTCTCCACGGCCTTGTACTTTCCGTCCGTCACCATCCGGGACCACGCGAACACCTTCTGCTCGTTGACGTATGTAAGGCAGGCTATCGTCCCGTCGGTCAATACGAAAAATACCATGTAGTCCGGCTCCTGCCGGTATGCGGAATCAATGATCGTTACGTCCTGGGTAATATGTTTTGCCAGGATATTCAGGTCCATGCCATCGTAGGAATCGACGGTATAGTTGTACTGCAGGTCCCGGACCGTCTTTCCGTGGCGCTGCACGTAGATCATCTGCCCGCCTATCATTTCCGGCGCTACGTCCGTGCTGCCGCGGCCCGTCTGTACCTTCGGCGATACATTCTTCGGCGTTACCACTTCGCTGCCGCTAATGATCCACTCGTTGCCCTCGGTCATAACCAGTAAATCGGCCTGGGCCACAAGATGCAGGATCCGGTAATCCTTCCTGCTGATGAAGCTGATAGCTACGGCGGAATCGTCCAGCACTTCCCCGTTTACGCTCTCGGTTCCGAAATTGTAATAGTCCCCGGTCCGGCTCATCCATACCATGTACGGATACCGGTTATTGGCAGCGAAGCACAGCCGGTCCTGGAAGAACGTCACGCAGGTAGGATATCCGTACGCACCGGACCAGCTGCCAAACGCCCAGTCGTCGCAGGCCGACGTGTCGCCAAACCGCTCGCTGACAGCAGCCGTGACATGAGTGCTGTCCGTGTATCCTGTGATCCGTGCCGTGCCTTTGTTGGTAAATGGCAGCCGTGTCAGATCTGCAGAGAACGTCCCGCTGGATATGGACGCATTGATGCGGATATACGTCAGCTTGTCGAACGTGCCGCTTTCCGTGACGTTAAAGTCATTGCTGCTGGAATACGTCCGCAGCGTTTTCCATGTGCTGTTATCGTAGGAATATTCAACACTGAAGCTGCCGGTCCATGTACCGTGCGATATGATCTTCCAGCCGTCCGGCCCGGCCATGATAGATCCGCTGGTCCCGGTTGCGTTCCGTGATACCGTCTGTGACGGCATTGGCTGGTTGAGCTGTACCCAGTTTCCCACCTGCCCGGCAGAGAACGCGGCGCCGCTGGCCGTCAGTGTCACGTTTCCCGTTACTGCGCTCGGCGTAATCTTCACGCCGGACGCCATCGTGGTAGGATCAAAATATCCCGGTTCCGGAATAAAGTCCGCCATCGTCCAGCTGGTGTCGCCGTGCCGCGTCAGCACCTGTACCGGATGCGTACCGGATGCGATAAACATAACGTCAGCGGATTGTGCGAAGCGCAGTTTGTTCAGCTCGTTTTCCGTAAATGGGGAACTGATCGTCGCCTTCAGCACGTCGTCTTTGTACACGTAAATATAGTTTTCCCGGAACACCAGCAGGTAGCTTTCGTCGGCGTCCACAGCAAACTCTTTCAGGCGCACGTTGCCGCCGGCGATATCCGCCATGTGTTCCGTGCCGGGCCTCCGGTACGCGCTGCCGTACGGACGGATGAAAACGTTCTCTGCCTGCAGCAGCGCGCTCTGATATTTGTCCAGGTCAATACGGCTGGCCACGTCCGGCGAAATCTCACCGGCAGCGAAGCTGGGCTGAAGCATGTATAACCTTCCGTCCATGCTTACCACCTCGCTTTATAATACTTGGACGGGTATTCCGGTACCCGGTTCCGCTCGCCCATCATGGTAAACTTTGCTTCCTCCAAAACACCCATTCCCTGTGCCTGGACATGTTGGAGTAACCCCTGGCTTCCAGTAAGTGGCATACAGATTGCCGCCGCCAAATAATAAGACAGCGCCTGCGCAAAGTCTGCCGGGAACAGGTTCGCGTCTTTGGCGTCGTATGTGTATTCCAGGTACGCGTCCTCATGGTTGCATACCAGTGCTTTCGTGTTGTCGTTCAGTAATACCTGGTCAAAATTGCCTGCGCGGTTCTTCCATAGGGCGCACCAGGTATTATCCTCGTTGTAGATCTTCCGGGCCATCACGCAGTCGTTCGGATAGGCGTACGTGTATTTCCAGCCAGGCGTCTTTGTATTTATCTCTGCCAGCTTCGTATATTTTTTTGCGAAGCTCCATGTGTAGGCCCGCAGCAGCGTCTGCCTCTGCAGATCATAGTGCATCTTGCACGTCCGGGCCGGCTCGGTATCTTCGTCCAAACTTGCTATTGTTTCCCGGCCGATATGGTTCAGCGCCAGGTTGCAAATGTCGGTAATATTCATGTCTTACCTCGCTTTTAAAAAAAGGGATGGGGAAATCCCCACCCCTTGTGTGTTGCTCATCAGTCAGCCAGTCCCAGGTCCACGTCGGAAACAAGGCCCGCGGTGATTACGCCGCTGCCGGTAACGGATGCGCTGCCGGTCAGTTTCAGGCGCAGGTATTTTTTAGCGCCGAACGGGATCCGTTCTTTGACTACGGTACCCAGCGCGCCGATAGGCACGGAATAGGTCGCCATGTCAACCGCAGTGGAGAACGCTTCGGTATCGGAGGTCTGCAGCACTACGGAAATGTTGCCGCCGGCAATAGCAGCTACCGCTACGTTGATTGCCAGGAAGCAGGGATCGTACGCATTGCCGCCGTTACCGTTGGCCACTACGTCGGAATAAGCAGCGGTCGTGCCGTAAGTGCTGGCCGCTTTTTTGTTCAGGAACATATTTTCATAATCGAAAATCATAATGTTTTACTCCTTTCATCAAACGATCTGGGCTTCAGCGTCAGAGATAGCATCCAGTTTTACGACGCGCACGCCGTCAAAGCGCAGCACCGGGATGCCGCCTTCCAGGGTATCGCGGGTAACGTAGCTGTTGTTCTTGTCCATGAGGAACAGCTTCAGCGCAGTGTACAGCGCGTTGGAAACGTACAGCACTGCATTGTCCGGATGGCGCAGACGGTCATGCACGGTCAGGAAGCTCTTTAAGATAGCCAGCTTCTGTGCAGCGGTGCCGGTGGCCAGCAGGCCGGAATCAATGTTGCGGACAGCGCCGACAGCGCGGTAATCGCGAACGGTCAGGCCGCACTTCCAGGTGAATACGGAAACTTCTGCTTCAAAGTCCAGGCCGTCACGGTCCTGTACGGTCTGAATACCCAGGTCTTTGTGATCCAGGCCTGCGGACGCGCCCTTCGGATAAATACCGGTGCAGGTACGTGCGCCCCAGTCGATGTAGTACGCAGTGGTCAGCGCATTGGCAGTGGTGCCGCCTGCGTCAACTGTGGTATAGCCGGGCAGGGTAGGATCGGTCACGCCCAGGATCCTGTGACGGATGTCCAGGCCGTTGAAGGCGTCCGGATCTGCATCAGTGTTGCCGTAAACAACCATTTCAGCTACGCGCTGGCCGAAGCCTTCAATGTGCGCCATATCTTCGGACCGGCGGAACGCTTCCTTATCCGGAGCAAGCGCCAGCAGCTCGACGTCAACCTTGCTGCGGGCCTGGAGGATAACGGAGGTGTCCACGATCTGTTTGGTGTCGGACTTTGTGTACTCGACGCCTTTGTTGATGTAACGGATGCCCGGTTTGGGGATCGCGTTACGCAGAGTGGTTTTGTTGCCGGTGGTCAGGTTACCTTCCATCCAGGTCATGTCGTCCAGGATCGGATTGCTGGCTGCCAGCACTTCAATGATTTCATCAATCTTACCGTTAGCGCCGATTCGTTTGCGGTAATCATTCAGAGTGAGAGCGGTTGCTCCTACAGTTGCCATGTTTTCATCATCCTTTCTTTGTCATCTTACGGTATTTTCATACCACGTTTTACTTGGTGCAGCTGCTGCCGGTGTTCCGGCATTGACAAGTTTGCCCGGGTCCGCCTGCACCAGTCGGCCCAACATTTCCATAGCCCGGATCACTTCTATCCGGTTCCCTGCGCCGGTTTCATTCAACGCCTTCCGGATACCCGGCACACTTCTTTCCACGGCCTGGATCCCCGCGCCTGCTGTCGTCATAACCTTTTCAAAGTCAGCGCCCAGCTGCTGCTTGGCTTCCTCACCCCAGCGCGCCACTTCCGCGTCATACTGGCCCCTCACAGCGTCCGCTACCTGCTGTGCATACTTGATGCCGTAGGCCGCCATTTGGTTCGCCTGTTCGTTGGTCAGGTTCATTCCACGTGCAATGTCGCTATACTCTTTCGTAATAGCCTCATCCATCTGCACGCCTTCCGGAATCGTGGCCGCAAAGTCGTAGGCCTCCGGAGCGCCTGCTGCCGGTGCTGCACTCTGCTGTGGTGCGTCTCCGCCCAGCATGGTAGTGCTGCCCGTGCCCGCTGCCGGTGTGTTCTGTGCCGCATTGTCCGTGCCGGTCTGCACATTCGTGTTATCGTTGGCAGCTGCCGGCGTCGTATTGTCATCCATCTGCGTTACCCTCCTTTTGTTCGGAAAGCCGTTCGGCTTCCTCCTGATACTCCATCATTTCTTCCTGCGCCTGGTGGAGCAGTTTTATTCCACGCAGCCCCAGCTGCGTCTTAATGGACTGATAGATACCGACGACCACTTCCCGGCGGCCCTCGTTATAAAACGTGGCGGAATTGCCGGTAAAGGATCCAGCCGTCAGTCCTTCCTGTTGCATCAGCCGGGCCAGGAACCAGCGCCCGTTACTGTTGTCCAGTAACCATTCCAGCGCCGCCTTGTCCTTCCCGGTGATAGCCGCCTGCATCAGCTTTTGCTGTGTGGCCCTGTTCATATCTTCCCCGGTGTAGCTAACATACTTCTTCCCCATGTCATACTACCCCGCTCATACCCAGCCAGTCGGCCATTGCCGGGTTGCCGTCATTGGCGGCCTCCGTCGCATTTTTCGCAGCCTGCGTGATGCCCGGCAGCGCCTGGGCTATCTGCATAGCCTGCTGCTCCTGCTGCGCCTGCTGCATGGCCTGCTGTTCCTGCTGGATCATCTGCTGGATTTCTTCGTCGCTATGCCGCATCTTGGCAGGCGCGCCCAGCATATCCATATAACGTGCCACGGTTCCCAGCGGATCCACGGCCTTGATACTCTCCGGCCAGATCTGCGCCATCTGCGCCACAAAAGATATAGCCTGTTCGATATTCACCAAACCGCTCATCTTCTGCGCCTGGGCCAATGGGCTTATGTACGTGATTCGCACATCTTCCTGCGCCACCAGCTCCGCGATATCCGGCGGTATCGGTGGGAACGCGCCGCCACGGTCCAGGATGTTGTACGTCCGTTCCAGTATCGGCGTCAGGTATTCTTCCTGCAGCCGTTCCACGACCGGCCCCAGCTGCTGCAGTTTTTCTTGCTGCCTTTCCACAATCTCGCGGGCCGTCATCTGCCCGGTTGTGATACTGTCCAGCATGAGGAACAGGTCCGCGCTGTAGGCTCGTTTGATAGCATCTTCCGTCCGGATGATCTCCTCGGCCAGGTGCTGCATATCCAGTCCCACGTTGAACAGCTGCTGCACTTTGTCATTCGGGTTCGACAGCTTCGTTACGCCGCCGGGAATTAAATTTACCCCTTCGGTCATCACGCCGCTGGTCACGGTCAGCGGAGGCTTTACGCTTAATTCCACCGCGGTCAGATAGTCCTTCTTCATGGTCTGCAGCATCTTGGCGTCGCCCATTGCATACCAGCCGGGGCCGTACCCGTACGCATTGTTTGCGTTCGTCATGTACCGGCCAGTCGGTACCGGGAACTCCTCGCAGCCGCCGACGTACAGCCATTCCTCGTTGCTGCTGCCGCTCATCCAGTACAGGCTGATAAAAGGCATATTCAGCCGGCCCAGCTTACCGGGCACCGCGTTATTATTCGGCTGTACCAGCCAGTAAACGTACCGCGTCCGGTTATCCGGCACGCTGCCTGCCTTCAGCTTGTCCTGTTCCTGCCGTGGCAGCGCGTCTATGCCGAATTGGTCAATGATCTGCTGCAGCTTCATGGGATACTTCCGCAGGAACGTGTTCACGCGCCCGTCGCCGTCCACGTCGATACAATACGTACCGATAGACTGCGACTGGAACCGGACGCCCTTGCGGATATCCGGGAACACGGCCAGCGGGGACTGGCCATACGGAAGCTCGAAATATGAGCTGTGAATGGCGTTGTAAAAATTGCTCTGCGATAAA